ATAATGCTCAAGGTCGTTAGTTTATTAATTATTATATTGTTTACAGGATGTTCTAAAGATATTAATTTAGATCCCATACACACAGTAGGCAATAAAGTATTAAAAACCTTACTGCAAAAAACTAAATAATTTATGAAACCCATAATGATTACCTTGATGTACTTAACTTTTGGTGGTGACATCAAGCTAGATACATTTGAGATATTTACAAGCTGTAGCTCTTGGTTTAATACTAACGTAGTGGTACATGAGAAGAAGAAGAAAACCCTTCTATCGAATCATTATTATTACAAGTACCAAGATAAAAAAGTTATAGGTTATATTTGTGGAGGAGAAGAACCAAGATGAAAGTTAGCGAGAATACATCAGTAGCTATGCCAATTAAAAATATGGTGGGTATTGTTATCGCTGTAGCTATGGGTGTCTTTGCTTACACCGAAGTTACTGCTAGACTTACATCATTAGAAACTTCACGTGAATTATTCCAAGCAGACTTACTTAAAAAGTCTGAGCAGAAACCTACAGATCAAGAACAGTTTATGTTATTAGAAGCTGTCTTTGAAGATGTAGAAAAGTTAATTAAAAACCAAGAACAAAACATGACTAATAAAGTCAATATAGAATTTTTAAAACAACAGCTAGAAAAAACACTAGCTGATGTAGAAAAATTAAAAGACAAAGTTAGAAAGAACGGGAACGGACACTAATGGTAGCAGAGATTGTAGCTTTACTTATGTTTATTGGTCCTGATATTAAGGAACATAGAATACAAGAGTCTATGTCTGTATGTCTTAAACATAAACGTGAAGCCATGAGACAAGTCAAAGCTAACATAGATTATAAATGTATTAAATCTAAAGCAGAACTTGAAACAAATATTGATGGATCTAAATCTATCAAATCACTTATATTAGAATAATGGAAATCATTTGCTATGTCTTTCTGATGCTATGGCTTATGGGAATATCTGAATAGTGTATTGTATCTTATGGATGCGTAATGATAAGTGGGAGTTGTTCACCAATGAGATATGGGACACAGAAAAAGAAGCCACAGAATATGCTAACAGGGGGAACTTTAAAAAGAAAGATAAATGGAAAGTTGTCTTATATGATAAAAAATATTATAAACAATTATGGCTATAACATATAGAGGTGAAAAATTTGCAGGTTATAACAAACCTAAAAATGCTAGAACTAAAAGTAAAAAGTTTGCAGTTCTGGCTAAGTCAGGTAATCAAGTTAAGCTGATTAGATATGGCGATGCAAATATGACAATCAAAAAAGATCAACCCGCTAGACGTAAATCATTTAGAGCTAGACACAAATGCAATACAGCTACAAGTAAACTCACAGCTCGTTATTGGTCCTGCAAAAAATGGTAAAGAAAAAAACCTGGTCTCGTAACAATCTAACTTTAGTATGTGGAAAATGTACGATGTGTGAAAGAGAACTCTTGAGTAATGATGGTGGGTGGATTATAAATGCAGAGAAGAAACATTTTTGTGAACACTATGGTGAGAACACAGAAAGTTGTTTCGATCAATATATAAAAATGGAGAAACAAAATGTACGGCAAGAAATCAAAAGGTAAACTTACAGCTAAACAAAAGACTTTACCTAAAGGACTACAAAAAAAAATAGTTAAATCTAAATCAAAAAGGAAGTAATGAAAAAAGGTTATCACAAAACTAAATCAGGTAAGACCGCTAAGAAAGGTTTGTATTACAACATTAACAAAAGAAAAAAATCTGGTACAAGTAGAAGTAAATCTAAATCTACTGTAAGTAAAAAAAGTTATCAATCTATGTTAAGAGGATTTAAGTAATTCTTTTTTAATCATCTCATAATCTTTCCAAATATATTCTAAAGGTTTCCATATCCCTGTTTGTTTTACCTTAGCTCTTCTATAATGAATGATGGTTGAGTGATCGTAATTAAAAAACATTCCCAACTTAGGTGTTGAGATTTGGAAGTGTTCTAAAATATAATTAATAATAACTGATCGTGGTTTAATCATGTAAGCCAATCTTCTTCTGCTCATGATTTCTTTGGTGCTAATATTATAATGTTTGCCGACAGTATATAATATCTTATTAAAAGTTTCATAACCTACAGGGTGCTTGTACTCGACTTGCTTTCTAATTCTATCTCGATCTTCTTTCATTTGTAGTTTGTCTGCAAGTGCCTGGCTTTTAAAAACTAAATGTGTTTCAGCTAACCTATAGCCATTCTTAAATCCTGTTCTATATATCTGTAGTTCTCTTGGTGATAGTTCTCTAAACATGATAGCTTTCATGCCAAGTTTAATTTGTTTCTTTTTCTTATTGATTATTTCTAAGTGCATAGTACCCTTTCAGTTGTTGCCAACTTTTGTTGTTGTTTTAACTTTGTTAATAAAAGACTAGGCTCTCATTAACTGGTCTTCATAATCTGCAACTCTCAAATGTAAGCTATAACTTTCAGCTTTTAATTTGTTAGCCTTTTGAACGTACTTGACATACAGCTCACTTTTCTTTCTCTGTAGGTCTCTCGTTCTCTGCAGACTTTCCTTGATCTTTGTTAGATCTTGGTTGTTGTCCATCAGTTTTCTCCTTCACTATTGTGTGATCCCATTTAATCTCGTTGACCACTACTTCTACTAACTCTCCCTCATTTGAGGGGTCGGCAGCTTTCTTAACGGAATCAAAACTTTCTACATATTTAAAGTTTGCATCTCCGTACTTTGTTCTTATAACCTTTTTGGTGGACTTGTCAATCATTGTAATCTCTTTCTAATATAAATTCTAGATTTTGTATGGCTTTTAATATATCCTCTTTACCATTTTTAAATGAGTGTCTCGACACATACTTCACAACACACCCCTCTTCAAATAACATACGATTAGCTTGGATATATTCAATGGGTTGGATTTTAAAATTATCTTTGTAGTGTGAACCACCAACTTGTTTCTGTAATTTATTTTTATTCATATTGTTTGGAGTCTGTGGCGAAGGAAAACAACGTAAGAAAGTCAAGGGTAATGACTAAAACTCCGCCACAAACTTAGAGCCTAAGCTCTATCTTTTATAACTACCATAAGTTCCAGTTTTTGGGAAAGGTTTTTTATACCCACCCATTGCTGGTTGTCCACTTCCACCTGTTGATGATTTACTTGCATCGTTAGGTTTTAATGAAACATTTACACCACCTGTAGCTTGTCCATCATCTGTTGTAGCACCGAAAGCAGCTTGACTATACCAACCATTGGCTTCTTGAGGTATATTCACACCAATAGTCCAGTTCTTGTCAGGTCTTTCTTCATTCTTGGGAGCAACAAAAAGAGGAGTATTATCTCCTTGTTCTTTTTTCATTTGCATTATGTCAAGAATAGTTTGCTTTAAAACAGGGTGGTTCGCAATAAGTTTTATGTATATATTACTCATTATGTTCTCCTATTTAGTTCATCCCCTCTTGTCTCTAACAGATCACTTATCTCTGCGTACAATTTGGGACTTTTGTTTTTAAGTGCAGTTTCAATATAAGGATCAACTTCTTTCTTGACCCTTCTGTATTCATAAATGTTTTTACATCCTTGAATATCAGACATGATTGCTTGCACATCTTTTTTTACATGAGTAGTTTGACTACCATGTTTCGTACCACTACTCTGTGGAATTTTGTTAGTTGAAAAGGGTTTTGCATTATAACCATCTTCTAAATCTAAACCTGTTTTCAAATGTAATGCGTTTAAGTAAGCATACTTCTTGGCATAACTCATACCATTACCTGTACCAAACTTATCCAGGTTTCCCATAGCACTACAACCAGATACTTCTACAAATTGTTTAGGATCTTCAACATCGTGTATCTTCATGTTGCAAGTCACCAATATAAAACTATCTGTCATTTGATTTTCGTATGTACAAACAGGATATAAGCCATTGTTTAACAAGGCTTCCATTGCCACCTTTTGTACTTCGTCATGTAGTAAAGGGTTGAAGTGCATACCTTGTACCTTCTTACCTTTGGCTACACCACCTGCTTCACAGGCAGCTTTGTGTAATTTTTGATATATGTTTATCTTCATGCGTCTATTCTCCATAGTTGTTTAATTGTTTTACGTTGTTTGTCTGTTAGGTATTTATAATGGTAGTAATGATTAAGATCAGGAGGTTCTGAAATGTCAGCTAACTTTTGCAAATCCCCCTTACAATAAATAATCATTTGTTCCCAGTTATAAATTTTGTTTACCATTAGATTGTATTGGTATTCTAAATGGTCATCATACAATGCTGCGTGAGTATCATCGTAGATTAAATATTCTTTATCATTAACTAAAACTAAAAAAGGTTTCTTGCCTGTACACTTCCAATAGAAAGCTACTTGTTTCCAATAGTCAGGGAACACAGCATCATCGTTAAGTGTTTGTGTTTTAAAATAGTATTCGTCTTTACCTTTTTTCTTTACGATACTAGGTGGTTTAGTTTTAAGTTCTATAAATACATTGTCAGTTTCATAATCAATACGACCTATGATGTCGTGTAATAATTTCTTAGGTTTGTTCATGACATATCGTTCAGAGATAATCTTATTTTTGCCACAAAGTTCCTTGACCACCTTTCTTGTTTGATCAATCGTTCTATGTGCATACTCAATCATATGTTCTCTTGCGTAAGCATCTTTATGATCGACAGGATCATACTTATTAATATCATCTAACTCCTTGCCAAACACCTCGTCATAGTTCCTGTTAG